AAGATAATCCTGCTGTCTCTAATCTTGCTTGTAGACCACTAAAATCAGTAGAACCTGCTTCGATATGAGTACTAACATTTATTATCTCTTTTAATCCGTTTTCAATTTGCTTCATAGAGTTTACTGAATCAGTAGGATCTATTTTAAAGAAATCTTTAGGTATAGATTCTGAAACCATTCCTAGTTCATCTCTAATTTCGGCAATTAAATCTGGTTGACCTTCTAGCCCTGCTGTCATTATTTCAAATGAATCAGAGAATACAGTTCCTACGTTCTTGCCTATTTCGTATAATGTTTCATAGGCTTTTGTTACTTCTCCTTGGTTTTTTGCACTTCTCAACATATTTTCATTGTAAGATATGAAATCTTCAATAACTTTCATTTGAGATTCGCCTAGACCTTCGAGCTTGCCATTGGCTTCAAAATATGATAAAGCTTGTTCTTGAACTGCTTTGATAGTACCTTGAATAGCTTCTGTTTTTTGTGATTCAGCCATCATAATCTCAATTGCGTTCTCTTGGATTGCCTTAGTGTTGTCTTTTATTTTAGGCTCTTTTGAAAGACCGCCTCTATCTGCCGTCCATACACTAACTTCTTCCTTGCCATTTTGTTCAATCAACTTTTCTTTTTTCGCAGTCAGTTTATCAACATTTTTGATAATTTCTAGATAGCTCTTAGATTCTTTCTTCATGTTTTCTTCAAAGTTCATTTCTTTAAGAATAGCTTGCTGTTTAGATAGTTCTGCAACAGCTTTTATCTCTTGTTTTATTGCATCGGATGTTTTTAAGTGAGCCTCACCATTTGCATCGACATACTCAACCGTAGTAGGTAATTGTTCTGCGAATTGCTTAGTTAATAAATTAAGCTCTTCTTGCTCTTTAGTAGTAGTTTTTGTTTTTTCGCTTAGCTCAGTATACCTAGAAATCATACTCTGCATACCATCACTACTAGCTCTATATGATATTACCATTTTGTCATTAAGTTTTTGCAATTCTTCTTGCTTAACTCTTGAGTCTTCCATTGCACTTACTATTTTCTCAAGAACAAAACCTAATGCTACAAATGCTATTCCTATACCAGTAGATGCTAGTGCAACTTTAAATCCTGTGCTAAACGTTTTAACCGCCATCAACATACCATTGAAGGATGCTTTAACAGTGGTAGCCGTAGCAACAGCTCCTGCTCTCAACCCTGCGAAACCTGCTCCTGCTACAGCCGTAGAACGTGCCATAGTAGTGCCAAATACAGTTGCTCTTGCAGAGGTAGCAGTAAAGCTAGCTTGCATAGCTGTCAATCCAGAAACAATAGAAGCTGTTAATTTACCGAATACTCCGAACTTTAATAGTGCTACAGATACAAGTCCGAACACAACTGGTAATGCTCCAAATTTATCTACAACTGTAACCGCTACTTCTGCTAATTTAGTAAGGGTGTTTATAGTAGCACTTAAGCCACTAGATAAAAATGCATCCCCCATAGCAGATGATAGTTCTGTGAATCCATTTTTCAACTGATTAATACGTGCTTCATACGACTTCATGTATTCAGCGTTCTCTCGAATTGCTGAACCTTCCGATGTTAAAGCTGTAGCCGTAGCTTCTGTAGCCATTTCATAGTTGTTCATTAATGCTAAGAAACGTGATAATTGGTAACGACCTGCTACTTTAACAGCAATGTTCTGTCTTTCTGAATCAGAAAGTGTATCCCATTTTCCTGCTAAATCTCCAAGAATATCAGACACATCTCGAACTTCACCTGTAGCCATATCACTAATTGCAACACCTACGTCATTTAGAGCCTCTTCTGCTCCTGCCATAGTTGTAATTCTAGAGTAAATAGTCTTTAAACTGTTACCAATGATATTACCGCTTTCCATAGTTACCGCACCAATAGCCGTAATATGACCAACGTTTTCTTCTAGTGTTACGCCAAACGTTTTAGAAGTTGATGCTGATTTCGCTAAACCTGTTGCTAATTGCTTAGTCGAGATAGCGTAGTTATTATCTACTTCATTCAGAGCATCGACAATACGAATAGAGTCTTCTGCTGTTATGTTGAAAGCGTTCATTGTACCGATTAAGTTTTCAGTAGCTTCTTGTGCTGTCAAATCAGATACGTTTGACATAAGTGTAGAAGTTTTTGCAATTGCTAATAACTGTCTTTCGTTAAAGTGTCCGAAAGTACGTGCTAAGTCATTGACAGAAGCCATAACATCGTGTATATTATTACCAAGTTCTTTAGATAAATCTATAGCACCTTCGAACACATGTGCTATATTGATTTGAGCATCTGCAACTCTTCGTAATTCAGTCATAGCCTTATCTAATCTAAGTATCTCATCTGTCATCGCACGAATAGAATTGATAGTTCCATAGAATGCCGTCATAGCTACCATCCACACTGGCACACGAGCCATCGCAATCTTTAATTGCTCCATAACTCCTAAGTTACGATTCGCATTGAAAACTTGTGCTTCTCCAACTTGACGTAGCTTTTTATCGACTTTATCAATCTCATAAACTACTTCTCTTGCGGTTTTCTTTGTACTTTCAAATTGAGCAGTAATTCTGGTTACGCCTTTATCGTTAGTGCTTAGCTTCATCATCGCTACGTTTGCATTATTAAGTTCTGAAACGTATCTCTTAAGTGCGTCACTATCTTTAGAAGTAACAAGTTCGCTTACTACTTTATGGTCTGCCTCACCTACTACAGAGTCTCTCTTTTGGTCTAGAGACTGTGTTGCATTAAACTTATTTAACATTCTCTCATATTTTTTAACTTCGCTAGTAGCTAATTCTAGATTATTTCTTACCGCATGGGATACCCCTGCAAATCTATCCTCAATAGCTTCTTGACTTCTTCCTGTAGCGGTAGCATATGAGAACATTGCCGTTTTAAGTTTATCTAACTGAGTAGCAATATCCTTGTCTATTTTTATAGATTTGCTCTCTCTATTCGTAGCATCCATACGCTTTCTTACGATTACATAGTGTTCCATTGTCTCTATAGTTTTAGCTAATTTCTTAGTGTCTTCTACATATTTGTGAGACATAGCTCCTTTTCCAGATGATAATACTTGACTTTTTTCTAGCCTTTCAATTTCAGCTAGCATGTCTGCTCTCTTCTTAGTTGCATTTACAAGATCTTTTTCTTTAGAAATTTGATCGTCATAGTTGTCTTTTATAGCTTTAAATGAGCTTTTTATGTCTGAGATTTGATTCTTAGCCATTGAATCATTAAGGTCTACTCCGCCAAGCTTGCCTTTCAAATCTCCCAACTCGCCACTTGATTTAGTGTTTTTTATCTTTTTCTGTTCACGATTAATTTGAGCTAACAATTCTCTTTGTTCTCTAATTAGAGTATTCTCTCTCTTTATACCGCTTTCAAGTGCTTGCTCATCTTTGATTCTTCTTCTAAGACTATCAACCGCTTCTTGAGTTAGCTTTCCAGTACCACTATCATTATAAAGAGATTGAGATTCTTTCCAGTATTTATCTTGACTTTTGCCCAATGTAGCAATTTCTCTATCTAATGACCTCAAAGAGTTTAAAGCTCTTGATACTGATTTTTCTGTTTCTGTTAGAGTTTGTTGGCTAATAGGAGTAAACATAGATTGATTAGCATCCCACTCATAGCGAATCTTTTGGACTACGCCATTAGCTTTAGTTAAGCTAGTAGTAAAACCTAAAAGTTCACCGTTAGCATTTTTCATCTCTTGAGATGTAAATAAACCCTTCCCAAAAGTGCTCTTCATATATCTTTCTGCATCTTTCAAGCTATTCATATATGAATCAACATCAATCATATTGCCAACAGAAGCTCCACCGACAGAACCTTTAGCAACAATATTTCCTGCTTGATTAGTTTTGGCTTGCATTTGTGCTATTTGTTTACCATATTTTTTATTGAACTCTTCAACAGTTTTATAAACTTCTTTAAGCTGTTTTTGTATTGCCGTTGCCGAACCTTTAACGTCTAATTGAACGGCTAGCTTTATCGGAGTCTTAGCAGTCTTACTTGTATTCATTTTAGTATGAAGAGCATTAAGTTGTTGGTTTAAATCTTTTACTGTTAAGTCTAATTTAACCTTTAATTTCACAGGTTTGTTTTTAAGTTTTTCGGAAATTCCGTCTACTTGAGCAGGTAATGCACTACCTTTATAGTCAAGCTCTACTTTAAGCTTTACAACTTTAGCTTTTAACAGCATATTTAATTCATTGTTCATTCGTCATTACACCCCTTTAATCATTTGTGAGGGTGTGAATATCACCCTAATCGATTAAAGACTAGAGTGATACTTCTAATCATTAATCGAATAATTCATCGTCATCGTCCGTCTCATCTCTTACAACATATATCTCTGTCGTTTGAGAAGAGTTATGACCTAAAAGTTTTTGAACAGATTTAATATCTAGTCCATCTTCTACAACTGCATTAGTAGCTCTACTACTTCTAAATAAATGGGGATGAACTGGTCTTCCGCCTAATATCTTGCTAAACTCATCACACCATAAATTGAATGTGTTAGCCGAAACCTGTTGATATCCGTCTTTCTTTTTGCTAGCAAAAACGTAAGAACAATTATCATCTTCTACTTGAGTCTTTCTATATTCAATCCATTCTTTTATAGCTTGCATTGATTTTTCATCGAACTTAAACTTTCTAGGCTTTCCTTCTTTACCCTTGCCTTTGGCTCTGATAGAGTGAGTTACATAGTACTTCTTTTCTTTGCCTTCTTTGTCTGTCGATTTTTCATATGTAGTAACTTCTTTTAGTAGCTGTCTAGATTCTTCTCTTCTGCATCCAGTGTTATATGTAAATAGTATGTAAGCTATCTTTTGTAATTCATTACGACTTCTAAGCTCTTTTATCAGCGTGTCTATTTCTTTTACGGATAGAGGTTGCTTTTCTTTTATATTAGATTTAGATACCGTAGGAATAGCCTTAGAATAGATATTTCTAAACAGTGGATATTCTTTATCATAATAAATCTCAATGAAGCCACATAGACTAGATACTGACGAACGCTTGAACTTAATAGCACTAGGGCTTAAGCCGATCTCAATAAGCCAATCTTGATACTTTCTTGCATCTCTAGGTCTTAAATCAGTTACCAACGCTTCGCCTTTAGGTCTAACATTTTCATGAATCCATTTTGCAAATATTTTTAATGCAGAAGTGTACTGTTTAATAGTCTCTTTTGACAAGTGTTTTTGCGAAAGGAAATCTTCGATTAATTCTCTATTAACCTCATTGACTTCATTGTCCCAAAAAGCATCGGACACTTCTTCTATTTTCTTTTGTGCCATTTAATATCACCCCTTTTATTTCGTAACCCTGTTACTATTCCAGTCGGTATCTATTACAATACCTTTATGCTTATATTTCTCGTACTCTTTGTATACCTTATAAAGATATCCAGTACCTTCGAAATATGTGAATCTATCTATTCTTCTACCTAGTTTTTCTTCTGCCTTTTTTGAGTGCCAACCATCACTTATTAACATTATTGAGTGACCTTTAGGTTGACCGCTACCCATTACAGAATCATGATAAACTAAGCCATTTTCGAATGTTAGTTCAATTCCATATGTATTTTCATCTAGCTTTTTTACTTTCCCTAGCTTTATAGCTCTTTGAGATTTTCTTGTTCTTACATATTGTTTAGGCTTATATTCCGACAAGTATTTTCTCCAAAGCTTTAAAGCAATATACTTAAGTTTTCTACCATCTGACTCCAGAGCTTTTATAGCATCTTGCTCGGAGTCAAATGTAAATGTAGTGAAATTATTCGCCATTAGTAATCATATCTTTAACTTCTTTATTTTCAACTTTATCGACAAGTCTACTAGATTCTCTTTCTGCTTCTTCAATATTAGCATTCATATTGTTTACAGTTTTAGTTAATAGTTCGTAGATTTTTGTCACTTCATCTTCTGGAAGTTCATTAACGATTTTGTCTAAAATTTCTAGGTCTACTAATACATCTAGTAAATCCAATGCCTCACCGATATTGTCAGATACTTCAAGTGAAGTGAAATGTTTCAAAATCAATAATGTACTATAAACGGTAGCTAGCTCTAAGATTTCTGGACGACTTGCACCTTCTGTGAAAAACGCAATAACATCTTCTAGTAGTCTACTCTGCTTTGTTTTACGGAATGTAACATCATGAGTCAATTTGTATTCTTGCTCTGCTATTGCAACCGAAAATTCTCTTTGTAAATCTAATACCTTGTTCTGTTTTTTCAATTCTGCAACTGTTAATTTTTTAACTGTCATTGTAAATTCCCCTTTAATTCGTATTATTTTATGGATAAAACTAACATTTTATCAAGTTTATGAGTCAAAAAAATAAGGGTAGAGAATTTATGTTCTCTACCCTTATATCATTATTTTTTGTTTTAGTTTACACGAATGATATCGTATAAAGTATTTGTTCCTGCATCCACTAGAATATCAAGTGTGAAATCGAATGTAGATACGTTTTCAGCTTCCATTGTTAAAGAGAAGTTAGATTGTAACTTAGCTTTAGGTATGATGAACTGCATCTTACGGTCAACTCCATCTTCGCCACGAACAATCGTGTCTCCTACAACTTTGTAAGTAGCAGGGAACGAAGCTCCAGAGAATGTTACTTGCGTAGCATCGGCATTTGTAACTAAGTATTCGTAGAATACCATTACTTTATCTCCTTCTACTGTTGGAGCAGTGAAAGTGATTTCTTTCTCTTTGCCTGCTGTTCCGAATGTAAAGCCTGTAAGCTCACTCGTCATAACACCGTTTACAACTTTATAAGCTGTAACTTTTACAGGGTTGATTGGTAGATCTTTAAGGCTTGCCTTAAGTCCATTAGGAATAGTTAATACTTCACGACCAATTGCATTGATACCAGTTGTTTTAATTGCATTACCTGCAAGTAAAGAAAGACTTGTATCAGATAATAGTGCATCTTGCATAGTAAGTGTAGCAGTACGTCCGAAATCCCAAGACATAAGCTTGCTGTTACCTTGACCTCCACGAGCCTCTGCACTTTCAGAAGTGTTTTCAATTGTTGATACTTTTAATGTATCAAAAAAGATAACTGGCTTTCCTGTTGCAACATCAAAAAATATAACGTTAGCAACCTCTTTTAAACCATAACGTAAATTTGCCATTATGTAATTCCTCCATTTTTATTAAATAATTTTTTATATCAAGCAGTATTATAGCTTACTAGACCAATGAGTTAGGTCTATGTCTTTAGCTCCTGCCATGATAGCTCTTATACTGAAATCATAACTATCTATTAATTCTAATCTAGTGTATTCATCATAAACTTGATACAATGTTAGATCCCAAATATTCAACTTATTGATAGAGTTGCTTTTAGAACTAACGGCACTTATAATATCTGAAATATCGCCTTGATTATTTCCATCTGATTCGCTTTGTGCCTTTTTCTTAGATTCAACTCTTTTTCTATTTCTCTCCATGTCTTCGATTAACCTTTTAGTTTCATCGTCAGCAGGATTTGCTACTTCGTCTTTTTCGACAGGTTTGGCAAGAAAATTATGAAGCTTGATTACTTCGATAATGTCATCGAAATTATCTCTATTTATTATTGTTAAATCTTTATCATCGCATAGATTTAAAGAATCATTATCTACTACCATGTCTTTATTTTCGTCTTCGTATAAAATTCCCATTTTTACAAAATTTATAGCTATGACTTTTCTTTTATAATCTAATATTCTGACATCATCTGTTCTGAATATCATCTTTAAAGCTTTAATCAATGTGTTTAGCAGTTCTTGACCGCCCAACTTTACATAGAAATCAAAAGTCTTAAGAGTGTCTTTTTGCTCTTCTAATATTTTTCTTCTATCTTCATCTTTAGTAGATTCGATAAAGTCATCCATACTAGCAGATATCCATCTTAAATTATCTATATATTCAGAATATCCATAGTCTTTGATTTCATCTAATTTATATGGTATAATTTTTATATTACCAACGCTAATTGGACTTCCACTAAGTAGTTGTAATTTTAAATCAACATCTTTTATATTTGTAAAATCCATAATGAATTATGTCTCTACGCTCATATAGCTAGCATATAATCGTATTGCATCAAATTTTTGATTAATATATAAATGTTGATATCCTTCGAACTTCAATTTAATAGTGGAATTTAAACTTCTTTTGCCGATCTTGTCTATAATTCTTCCCATAATTTCATATGGTCGAATGGTAGAACGAGTTCCATCATTAATGAGCCATAAGGTCTTCGCACATATAATATCTATATGTATTTGCGATTCTGCAATAACTTCATTCTCATTAAAGTCTCCATCATTATAATAAACTCTTATAAAAGAACCGTCTGTAACTGTAGCTTCTGTGTCAAACGGATAAGGAAATATCTTGGTTTTTTCTGAATTTGGTTTAATCATATTCATCTTGTCGCTATCACTTACAGGCTTATCAAATGGCTTGGATTCATTATTTATTAACAACATCGCTAAACCGTCATTTTTAGTAAGCTCGAACATAATATCTACTATGTTCTTCGGCATAGATTCCATTTTCATTACCAAATCACCCCTTCATCTCCGACTGGCGGAAGTACTACATCAGTAGATTCCTCGTACTCATTATAAGCAATGCCATTTTCAAAATCATCTAATTCTTGCTTTGTAGTTACTTTAGTAGTGAACTGCATAATACCAAATCCATTTTCATCAACCATAGTCGTATCATCTACTCCTACTACTTGATAAGCATTTCCACCAAATATAAATCTTTGATTTAATTTGATATTTTTAGTAATACTATTTCTCTCAACAAAAACATATAGCTGACCCATTGGTAGCATGACATCATATTTATTCCATTCAATTTCTAGCTTACCTTGATTCGATTTAGATCCTAATGGGGATTGAGAAGCAACACACATAACTTCCAATATCTTACTATCGTCTATTACTGTATTGTTATTTCCATCCAACATAGTCCATTGGTCATCTATAGCCCATCTTAATTTGCGGTTACATTTCTGCATTAAGGCTTTCTGCCTAGCATTTTTGCTTCCCCAAATATCGGTTAATAACCATGTGTATCCATCAAATAATATGTAAGCACCTACGTTTAACCCTTCGTATGGTCTAAATAAAACCTCTCTAAGAGCACCCATTCTCTCTATTTGTAAAACTCTCGAATCTATACTTTTTATATCTGGAAACTCTGTACTATTAACTCCTAACACTTGAAATGTTGGAGATATGTGAAAGTTATCATTGATAAAGATGTTAGTTCCGTTGGTTAAAATTTCTCCAACGTCTTTACCACCTCTGCCAAGTCTTCGTCTCGCTTTATCGATATAATCCGTCATGGTATTCACCATCTTCTAGCTTTTTTATGATATTCTTGATAATATCAATACACTTAAATGTCTCTCTTTTTATAACTGCATGACTGCTTGATTCGCTACCAACTTCTTTTTCAATAGATGAAAGTATGTTCATTATAGATTCATATTCAGCTATAATATCTACATTGACTCTTCTGCTCATGCCATTTAGTTCAAATATCAAAGAACCTACATGCACTTTTATGCCAACATTATTTTCTTCGTATAACGGCAATATTTTAAATACAGAATTTACTATAAAACCTAGGTATATTTCTAATCTCTGATTATCTTTAATCATTATTTATCAACCCCTAAATCCATGTAAGTATACTCTGTAATCATTTTGCCTGCTTCTTTTTTGAGCATTCTATATAGTAGGGTTAGCTCTTTTAATTGGTTAGCTTGAGATGTAACCTTAAAATCTTTATCGCTAAGTTTCTGTTGTAATACTTCACTAGATAATACTACTGGCTTTAAGTATTCTACCAACATTAGAGTTGTTAGAATCTCAATTCCGTATGGATGTACTTCTTCTTCGAATGTTTTTTCACCAACAGCATCTACTATAATTTTTAGACTACTTTTACATTTATAAAATTTAGTTATTGCAGTTTTTAAGTATCCATCCAGATCTTCTAATATTTCTTCGTCTGTCAAATTGCCCATCAACAAATTATAGTCTGATATTTTTGACAGGAAATTATCGTATACTTCGCTAACGTTTGTCATAATATATCACACCTTAAATCTTGTCTACAATGATTATGTTGGCTAAGCCAACCTTTTCACTTGATAGTATAGTGTCTTCAATTGGAGCATTGTCTTCGAATCTAAATTTGAATTTTTCTTGGATGAAATTAGATACTTGAATACTATCTAAAGTTCCATTAGCGACTTTTTCTTGTGCTAAATTAACGAATGAAAGTTTCTGACCTTCTGGTAAAGCATCGATAAATAAGTCTAAAGATTCGATATCTAATGAGAATATTTTATCTACATTATCTGGAGTTAAAATATTTTCATATTTTTCAGTAAGTTTTAATTCTTCTTGTACAGCTCTATCTAGAATTATAAACCATCCTTCTTCGATAAATCTAGGATGTCTATAGTTCATAGTTTTTAATTCGCCATACTCCATAGAATCTCTATCTCCAAATTTATTCAACTGCCAACTTCTACCTGTTTTTTCGGAATGATAAATAACGGTATCAGAACGACCATTCATGAAGACAATCAAATCGGAATCCTTAATCTTTGTAGCAGGAGCTAGAACTCTTGTTACTTCTTTTTCGGCTTCTTTTGCATCTGACTCTTCCGCTTTAATCATTCCTTGAAGCTTAGCATTTGTATAAGGCTTACCATCGGAATCCTTTAAATCATTTTTTTCATATCCGTATGTCTCTACTAAAATTTTAATTAAATCGTTTTTTGTAACCTGTTTCATTTTTAATTAATCCCCTTTGTCTCGTTTTTATTTAATATAAAGAACTATATGACTAATTTAAAATTAGCCATATAGTTATAGTTTATTAAGCTAAGTTGATGAAACCGAATACTTTAGTAGTAATTACAGATACACCAAATTTGTTACAGATGAAGTATTCTTGCATCATATCTGCAGATTGACCACCTGCTAAATCTTGGATGATTGAATCTCCCTCATTGACAACTTTTACCATTTTATCAGAATTTTGTGGAAGTACCAAAATCATATTGTTGTCAATAGCAAATTCGTCAGTACCATATTTGTGAGACTGTTCGATTTCACGTAGTTCGATACCTGCGATTTCACCGAAGAAACCAATTTTGTTACGTTGGTTTTTCATATCTTCTGTGATGTAAGAAAGTGGAGCAGATGTGAAAGTAGTTCCGCCACTTGGAACTAATTTTCTAAGAGCTAATTTAGTACCGTAAACAGCAACTTTTTCACCTGTACGAGCTTCGATGTGCATTGACAACTCGATTAGTTGGTCTTCTGTAAGAGTACCAGTACGGTGGTAAGTACTGTTGTATTTACCGTAAGAAGCTAGAACTCCTTTGTAGATACGTTGAGTCAAGTCACGCTTGAATGATTCAGCGATTGCCGTAATGAACTCGCTCCAGTCAACACGACCTGCTAGGAAACGGTGGAAGTCTTCTCCAACCTTGATACCATAAGTGTCTAGACCGATTGAGAACTCTTGCCCATCACGTAAACGTTGTCTACGAATATTACCGTTACCATCAGAGATCAAAGCAACACGGAAGATGTTGTTTGCAGGCGTAACGAATTTATTTTCGTCTCCCCATGCTAAGTTACGATACTCAGCGAATCCGTCAAATTGAGATTTTAAACCTTCTTGAAGAGTTTCATTGATGATTACTTCTAAGATTTCAAAGATATCAGTTTTGTGTCTACGGAAAGTTTTACGGTCAATTACACCGTTAGTTCCTTCGATTGAAAATTCCATTAAATCTGCAAAAGCTTTACGTAAAAGATCGTTAGACTCGCTCTTTGAATAAGTAGAGACATTAACACCTTTAGCTAAGCTTACAGCTAATTTTACAATATTGTTTCTTGCCATTATATTTTTCCTCCTATTTAGGTATATCATTATTTTTTGTATTTGTTATTAGTTGCGTGAAACTTTTACTGCGAATGCACCCATCGTTGGATGTAATTCATTGCCAGAATCTTCGATTACTTCGAAAACAACTTTAGCAGTAGTTAATGCTGTTGCATCTTTACCAAGTAAACCTTCTGTGTGAACAACTAATTTTTCACCAACAGCAGGTGTTCCTACGAATAAGTCAGTAGTTAAAGTGATGATATCACCATCGTACAAACGGTATCCACGAGCAACTTTGTCTTTTGCGATTTTGAAATCTTCTAATTTGTCAAGTCTTTCGTCATACATTACTTCTGGATTATGAATGAAAATTACGTCTAAATCTGCATCAGCAGTTCCTGCAAGACGACCTTTTTGAACTTCTCTTTCACCTACTAATAATCCTTCTAATGCTACAAATACACCGTTAGTAACTTCTACTTTGTTCGTACCTGCGTTGTCATAAATTTTTACTGATTCAAGATTACCATTGTAACCTGCTAACATTTTATCTTTGCGAACGATAGCCATTATTTGTTTCCTCCTGTTAAAATAAATTATTATTTTTTATTTAGATTTGCTAACCATTCTTCATAAGAAGAACCGTCATTTGAATTATCATTGTCGCCTAGTACATTGATTGGAAGGCGAACGTTTCCATCTTCTTTATCTTTTGAGAATTGTTTTTTAGCAACTAGCTTGCGACCTACGATTGAGAAGCACTTATCTTCGATTTCTTCAACAGAAAACTCATGAATTTCAATATCTTTCACATCTTCTTCTGTTAGTTGGAAATCTTTAAATAGTTTCTCAACTTTAGATTGATGCTCTGCTTTTTCGATGTCTAACTTAAATTGGCGTAGAGATTCTAATTCTTCTAATTGCCCTTCTAATTCTGCGACACGGTTTTTCATTGCTTCAAACTCTTCGTTAATTTCTGGCTCATCGGCTTTTGGCTCTTCTTTAGGCTCATCGGCTTTTGGCTCTGGATCAACTAAATCATCTTCTTTTGGTTCGTCTTTAGGCTCGTCTTCTGGCTCACCTTTATCGATTTCAAAAGCTTCTACAATTTTAGACTCTAATTCATCTTCTGAAATTGAACTTAAGTCAATTCCTTTAGCTGTTAAATCTTCCATTGTAATAGAGTATTTCTCTAGTAATTGTTTTAACATTGTTTCGTCCTCCTTCTCTTGCGATAGAGATGTTTTTAAATCTACTAACATTTCAGTAAATTCTCTTTTGAAAGAGTCTTTATCTAATGAGTAAGTAGTTATATTTGCTTCTTCGAAAGCAGGCTCTACATCGTCACCTAGTATACATAGTGCAGAGAATATGAAGTTATCAATTTGATATGCTTCTTCTTCTTCGACCCATCTACCGTTAGTAACTTCTATTTCCATAGATTGCCCTTTTCCTTTTTCGACAACGCTATACGCTTCTTCATATCTGCCTGTCCAAAGATAACAACCATGAATAGTTAAATATTCACGACCACCAACTGTTTCCCATTCGTATGTAGCCGACTCTGGCACTACGCCATAAGGCTTAGTAGTATGTACGAAGTCATATGAATCCAAATCAATAGCTCCGCCATGACCTTTATAATCTTTTGTGTCAATAGAAAACTCGCCTACTATTGGGATATTTTGCAATGTTGGAAGTGCTTTTTCTACCGCATCTTTGGTAATAATAGACATATTACGATTCTTGCCAGTATACAAAACACGCACTTTACAGGTTGAGAAAAGAGGATTAACTTGTTTAACATCACTTATGCTTGCTTGAAAATCTAAAACTTTATTTACTCCCATTATTCTTTTCTCACCTCCTTAAAAGTTGTATTTATATTATTTAAGACTTGTCTCGACCTCTAGTTGTTTCATCAGATATTTCTGACTCTTTTTTCTTAGGTCTTCCGTCTTCTCCACTGTTTCCACCTATTGCTTCATCTCCCATAGTATGAGAGCTTTGAAGAGGTATCCATTCTTCGTGTAGTTTTAATATGTCATTTTCTAAATAAGCCATATTCATAGTTTCCATAGGATCTAAACCAAGAACTGCACTAATACGATTTTTAACTGGCACACCAAATTGTCCTGCCGTCATCAACATGTCAAAGGTTTCTTGTTTGTTATATCTAGTAACTGGAAGTATATCTACATTAAATATCATGTCTTTAAACATGTATCTAAGGTATCTGTTTAGCCATACATTGATTTGAGATAATACAGCGAATACAATTTCTTCGTCTGATTTAACTGACATTGCCAATCCTGCAGAGCTATTGTTTGAAGAAGAGAATAATAGTTGTGAAGTACCGCTACCTTCCCAAAAGTCTCTAGTTGCCTTACCAACACCGTCATTATCAACTCTATCTCTATCAAATTTAAGTGCTTCCATTTTCATAGGAGATGTTATTACTCCTACGTTCTCTGGAACACTAGAAACTGCCGAATTATGGAAGAACTCCATTGTACCTCTATCAATCATAAAGTCATTATTATCTTCGCTATCTTTTCTCATAGGTAGCTCTTGAGTAATAACCATATAATTTCCAAGTTCCTCTTTATCCTTACGTAACTGTTTGAATCCTTCAATATCGAATATCGCATCGAAAGAACCTGCGAATGGAGGGAATGCCTCTAAGAACTCTTCATTAATTTTAATACATATAGTATTTCTAGCATCTAGCTCAACAAAGTCTCCAATTTTAGGATTCTTAGCTTTAATAGCTTTCCACTCTCTATACTTTAATTGTATCTCTGTAGCCCATGAAGATAGCTTAGATTCGTCTTTAGCAAAGAAAGACATATCAATACCCCAATTATAAACACCGTCATCTACGGACATTATTTTAGCTATTGAAGAATCTACCTTTTGAATATAAAAAGAATTTTTATCTTTATGTATATATCCAAAGAATATATCCTCTAGAAATGCAGTTCTAAGAACCTTTTGCATCTCATGTTTGAGAGACATACTTCTAACCATTTCTCCCATTTCTTCGTATTGCTTTAATACTTTCCCTTGATGAAGCTTACGGATATTTTTAACTGGTGTTAAAATATAATGAAATAAAGCCATATCTGAAAAGTGTCTAACTAGTCTTTGATATTGAGGACTCTTTGCAAACAACAATTGAGAGATTTCACGAAGTTTGATTTGATTTCTTTCAAGTTTATAATTCTCTATAATATCTCTAATTTCACTCTGTTTATATCTCTTTAGCAAACTTCTTCCATCTTTATTACTAGACAAGTCGCTAATCACTAACCTTGCGAAAGTCGATCTATCGAAAGTCATAACGCTCTTTCTTTCTACTTGAACCTCTTCTTGAACTTCATTTTTTTCTTCGTTAATCATTGTGTTTCACCTCCATCATGACCAAATTTTATTTTTCGCTTTTTTAATAGCTATAAATCCAGTAGCATCGAAAACTTCTCGTTTTCTTTGCTGATTTTTCTTTTCTTCTAAATATATATAATATAATCCATAAGATACGGCAGAATATCTATCCTTATCCATACTCTTAGAGACTTGTTTAATAGATGTATTATTTCCTTTAGCTTCATATATAAGATTCATTACTTCATCAACAAATAACCCTGTCTCAACATGTGGCATAAGTTTCTCTGCTAATTTCTCGTAATCTTTTTCTCTTGATTTTTCTTTTATGATAGCATCGGAAACTAATAATTTTAAATCATGGTTAGCTATTACTGCCATGAAGTTATTGTGAATATTAGATGCTTTAGTTTCTTTAGTATTCGACATAACGTTAAATATTAAAGGAAGTGAATTAGGAACTTTATATTTCTCATAAGTGCCGTCATCATTTGTTACTGAGTACGAAGGATATTTATCTTCTTTAACTAAGTAGTCCAATAGACCACGACCTAAGCCGTTACCATCCACCACGACCATTGAAGCACTATATTTATCTACTAATTCTTTAATATAGACTGATTGACTCTCAAAGTGCATATCGCCTTTGTATGTATGTATATTAACTAACTGTTTCCAATAAGTTCCGTTACCTCTAGGGATTATTTTGAATACGGCTATAGCGGTTGTTGCGGATGCTTTTCTATCCGAACGTGCTACATCGACAGATATAATATATTTATGGTCTGTCTTGCCTTTGATATATTCAAATTCGGCACTAGTTAATACTCTGCATTTTTCTAAGTCTTTAAGTTGAACTAAGCTGTTTTCACTAGAACCTGTCCAAACCGACATATACTCACGAGCGAATTGCAATGGAGACATTGACGGATCGTTTTTAACTTCGTCAACGTAATCTGGATCTAATTGCTCAAACATTACAGGAAGATGAAAATCGTTACCTATAACGTATGCTGACTTCTTATTATCTAACTCATCTTTATTCTCCACCATCAAAGCCATATCAATCATAACGGAACGTAACTGCTCCCATGCATATGATTGTCTAGACGATGCTGTCGTAACATACATTAATTGTTTATGTATCTCATGAGGTGAAACCTTACCATCTGCACCTTTACGATTGTTAGCTAGTAGTGGTAATAATACCTCACCGATTACCTCTCTATGTCTTTCCATTTGTACAATTTCCTCAAATGATAAACCATGTCTACGAAGACCACGAGAACCTTGACTTGCTACAACAATATCTAGTACACTATTATTATGAAACTTAACTCTCGTAAAATCTTTTGCGAAAGTTTTTGATTTCATTTCACCTTGCAATGCAGGGATGAAATTCCAAATAGCTTCAATATTTTGTTGAGCAATTTGCGATGCTTGGTCTTTTTGTGGTGCTACTAGTGATAGTTTAATATTTGGGAAAAATATACATTTTAAATACATTGATAATATATTTAAGAATGATTTTGAAGTACCACGAGTTGCTGTAATATATACTTTTTTATATCTTGCCATTACTCTTAGATAAACTCTTTGGAACGGATACAGACTAAAAGTGCTATCACTTGGTAGCAAGTAGTCTATAAACATATCTGGATATGTTTGGAAGTAAGCTAACATGTCTGCAAACTCTGGCAACATCTCATGGATGTTTTTTTGATTAGTTCCTTGTATATTTTCTAAGTCACCGAAACTTTTCCATTTAGCCATATTATTCTTCCTCTACTTCTTTTTCTAAACTGAAATCCATATCCTCATACTCTTCATCATTCAATTCTACTGGAGTTTCATCTACTTCATAAAAAGCATCTAACTCTTGTCTAATGTCTTCTGGAACGTCTGAAAGTATTTGCATACCTACTATTCTATGGTAATAGTTAGCCAATGAGATAACTATTCCGTCAATTATATCTTCGTCAAATTCTAACCTAGGTGGCTTTCTAAAGCCTCTCTTTTCTACTTCTTCATAAATCTGAGAGAAAGATCGAATACCTGTAGCATCATCGATACCTTGTCTGTCGGCAGGTCTAAACCCTGCTGATTTTTCCATTTCATCGATTGTTTTTGCTAACTTAGTGTAGTTAGTCCAATCGTCTGCTTGTAACAATCTATCTAACTTTACAGTCAATCGTGAAAGACTCATCAATTTATTAACGTGAACAGGAGTATGTATTTCATGAGTTAATCTCATATCTTGATAAAATTTTTCCATCTTTAAATACTCTTCTTTTTTGTATCCGATTCCCCACGTATTTACTAAGTCATCAGAATACTCTATGATTTCGCCTTTAACATTTTCTACAGTGTCAGATATTTTAGTAGAAGATAGATCAACTTTTCCAACTCCATTGATACCATCGCTGTCGTCAAAAGTTTTACCTTCATATTGTTGTAGTGAGTTAATTTTTCCTAAATAAGTTCCAATAGGATGATTTACACCTTTTAATGATGTATCCCATATCTTTTGATAAAAAGGTTTATCAATCTGTCTTAAAAATCCTATTACTTGTTCTGTATCTTCAACGTCTACTTGTTCACGAACACAGTCACGACATATATTAGACATTCCATCTGGAAACATCGGAGAATCTACCTTGTAGAAGAACGTATGCGTTTTCTCTTTGCCACACTTGCCTTGACATTTCTTTTTTGGTTTTACTTCTCTTTTAACGTTTCTACCTCTTTGCACGCTCATACAAGCACCTCCTATTTTCTTTGTTTTAAATTAAAAAAGCTCATACATATTAAATGTATAAGCCTTAGTAATTTGTTGTTATTTTATGTAGTTATATAGTAATAATTTACCTTCTCAAGTATTAGTGCTTAACTAAGGTGTTTTGTGTCACTTACTTGATAAAATGTAGTTTTTATACTGTTTTTAATTAAAAGTGACCCATTTAATCTCTATTTCTTTATTCTTGTCTATTATGTAGTAACTTTGAGATGGAGCGGATACTTTTCTTATTTTATTTAAAGAATAGTCATCAGCACCTTTGATACTTCCACTAACGCTTATGTATTTTCCTAATCCTACTTCTGTGATATCTACAGTATGGTAATGTCCCATGATAGCTAGATCATAATTCACTCCATCTATATTAGAGTGTCTAGACAATAGGTGTAAGTCATTCTTGCTATCCAAGTCTCCATGAAGAGCTAAGATATTTACTCCATTTAATTGAAGATAATGCTTATAATCTTTTGCTTGTACGTATTTAACATTTTCTTGATTAGAGTATTTTACGAATATCTCAATCGCATGATTGATAGCTTTAACTGCATGGTCGCCATCGATGTTCTTATCTTTATCAGTTATTCTATCGTGATTCCCTGCTATGCCTGCATATGTAACGATGAATTTCTCATTAGCTAACATGGTAATGAATTTAATTATTAAATCAGAAGCTTTAGTGATTTGCTCAGAGAATGCAAACTCAGTGCTAAATCCTTGTCCATAACGCATTGTAGAGTGTTCTACGACATCCCCAAGGTTTACTATGTAAAGTTCATTTATATCTCTCTTACGAGCTTCTGTGATGATTTTAGAAGCATACTGACTCAATCTATCAACAGCGATTTCAAAGTTATATTTATTTACATCTGTATCAACCAGTGCTCCTATATGCATGTCGGAAAGTGCAACAATCATTTTAGAATCTTTTTCTTCTGTAGGTTCATATGGTTGTAAATTATATTGACTAAAATCAAAACTTCTGAAAGAATTTCCAATCTCTTCAAGTACTAGAGAAAAGTCGATTAGTTGATTTGTTCCTTTATTAATTTGTCGTAGCACATGTTGATTATCTCTTTTTTCATGTCTGATATCTCCGACTAGTTCTTTTATTGATTGCAACTTTGAGTCGGCTACCATATCCGCATATTTCTCTACTTGTGGCAATTCTCCTACGTTCTTCTGATAATCTTTGATTAAACAACGATAAGATTCATTAGTGTCTGAATTATAGAAACCTTCTATTTCCATCATATTCTTATGCATACGCCAGTTGCACTTCCTAGAAGGGCTAGCCTTCTGTAATTCCTTCTTAAGCTTTACGGCTATGTTTAAATGGTTCTCATCCACCGTAACTAGTTCACCCTGTTGATTAGTATATTTTCTCATTGTTAATCCCCTTGTAATCTTATTGGTAAAAGCAGAATAAGCCAAAGGCTTTAGCCCTTGACTTATTTTCTGTCTTCCCGACCACTTGCCATATGCAAGAAATATTCTATTTAGATGTCTCTGATAATTCTTTTAATGCTTTTTCTTTTAAAAACTTATCTTTAGCTTCTTCTCGCTCTTTCTTAAGTTCTAATACTTCTTTATCGTATTCTGCTTTAGTAATCACTCGACCTTTATTGTATTGCGGTTCGAATGACTTACCATTTTTTCTAGCTTCTTGTCTTCGTTCTTGTCTAGTCATATGTAAAGCCCCCTTTTAGTCTAATCAGAAGAAACAGCTTACGCTGTAACTTCTGCATATCTTTCTGAATCTACAACCTCTAACATAAAGTCATAAGGCGTTTTTCCATCGTTGTTCAATAGCTGAGTCAAGATGCTTGGCGAGAATCCGCTTACAAGTTGTACTCCTTGTGCATTTTTTGTGACTGGCGAGTTGCCATAAGCGTTTACATTCCAAAATACAATGTTAGGGAAATCGTAACCTTTTGAGTTAAATTTCTTTTCCATTTCTTTAAAGATATGTACGCTTGTACCATTGATGTTATAGCTGTCAAACTGCATATCAGAGATAATGTAGATTTTCTTAACAACTTCATCGTTTGACAAGCTGTATGCATCTGCTACATCTAATACAGTTTGTAACGCTTTTTGAATATTAGTGCTATAACCTTTACGAGCTTGGATATTATGCACTTTATCAACAATGTTACTTCCTGTGATTTTGACCATAGATGGCTCATCTGTAAATGTCATAAAGTGATCCTTGTAGATACCTTTATTACGTTCTGCAATGTACATCGCAAGAGCGATAGATACATTCATTGGTGTACCATTCATAGACTCACTTACGTCAGCCATTACTAATGAATCCTCAGTTTTGTCACCAATGAAGTCAGTTAGATTTTGCCATTGACCTTCAAACAGCTTAATATCTTGTTCAGATACTTCTCGTCTGCCACGCCCACCACTAGCACCTAAAATCTTGCCAACGATGTCGTTTGGATATAGAGTTCCTGCATTTACTTTGACTTCACCTTTTTCAAGAGAGTCTAAGAATGACTTGTAACGCACTTCATCATTGCGGAAGAATGCACCACGATATTGCATACCTGCTTTTGATGGCAACTTAGAATAATCGATATCACCGTAATTCTTCTCTGTAAGCTTAGTCTCAACTAGGTTGATTTTAGCTCTAAGACTAGATAATGCTTTTCGATATTTCTTTGGTGTAGTACCAAAAGCTTCACGTAAAATTTTTGCATACTTCTTAGTTTGTTGACTAGAAGTGTTTTCAGATGGCATCCACTTAGCAAGTAAGCTAGGATTATCAGACATCATATCTGTTGCTAGTTGACTAACAACTAATGATGCTACATCGCCTTTTAAGCTAGTATCTAATAAGACCCATAGGTCATCCCATCGACCAAACTCTGGTACTAGGTGTAGATTTTTCTTTAAAGAATCTTTATTGTGTAATGCTAGATGCTTTAAAGATAATTTGAAGAATTTTCTTTCTCCTTGACCTTGCTTGATGTCACGCAAGTAGAATAACGTCTTCATTGCTAACGTTGGGTTTTCAGCGTATGCGGTTGAGAATAATCTTACGATATCACTATCGCTACGTTGTCTCATTGCTCCACCTTGAGAAAATAAATCTAAAACTGCTGATGTTGTTGAGTTATAAGCTTTAGCTCCATTAGCAGTTGTTGTTTCGTTAAAATGATTGTTTAAATGATTAATCATAATTATCACTACTCCTTTTAATTTTTTATATTTTTTATTTTTAAATACATTCTCAAATTCTATAAATAAAATACAAGAATCTATTTAAAAATTATTCAAGACACAAGTAAGACAAAATAATATTTCTACATTATGTATTTGTTATTAGCTGTATGTGTCTTTTATAATAATTTAACAAGGCTCTACTTGTCGTATTTCTATGGTTATTTCTATGGTCTTGCTAGTATGATTCTTTTCATTACTATTCTTTTATATGATTGTAGGTTTTGTTTGTAGATTGCTGTAATGAGCCTTTAATTTTTCAAGAGTAGGACTGTAGTTTCCACGCTACTTAGTTGATACCAAATAGCCTTTGCGGAATGGTCTGGTATTTTATTGTGCATTACTGACTCAACCTCTAGTTTCGCAACTATATCGTTGAGCTTTCATGCTGAAACTTATTAACTAGACACACAAAATATAATTCTTCTCAAATGAAATTTTATAGGGTTTGTGATTGCTGTAGGTGTCTATTAACTAACTTATATACTTATTATATCATTATTTATTACATCTGTCAACTACTTATAACACGTTATTTATTAAATAATTTCTGTACTTCTTTTGCTTCAATTAATCCTTCTTCTGTTACAGGGAAGATTGCAAGTGCGATTTCTTTGTCTCGTTTGTATTCTACTGAATACTCTTTAGTAGTAACAACTTTTTCTCCTTTGAGATTCTTCGTCTCAGAAGTAAATGGTTCAACTACCGCATAACGCATTCCGTAAATTGTCTTAATCTTTTTAATATGAGCCATTTTAAAATCTCTCCCTTTATAGTTAATTTTAAAACAAGACACAGTATACTATCCGATTAGTGGTTGGTGTAGTTGCTGTTTGTGTCTTAAGTCGTGTATGTGGCTTATTTATATATTTGATAATACATTTTCAAAAAGATAATCTTCTGCCATTCTTATACCTTTTGCTTGATTATTTTTTGGTTTTTCAATTCTTAGATTTACTGCTCTTAACGGATCGCCATCATTCTTAAGTAAGTAGCAACTGTTATTCTCTATACAATGTAAAGCGAAATAATCAACTTCATCAGAAGTATATTTGTAATCTACATCATAACGTCTACTAGTTAATCCGAAAGTCATTACTCCATCTGTAATATGTTGAATAGTTTTTATCTGTATTCTCTGCAAACTTCCATCGAGAAATACTACTAAGTCAGATTGCTCATTGTCGCCAAAAGGTATATACACAGGTATTCCATAAGAAACAAACTCTGCTAATACTTTAGCTTCTCCAATGTTGCCAATCGATTTTGTATTTATCATAAACTAATTCTCCTTATTTGGTACTAAGGGCAGGATTTGAACCTGCGACCTACGAATTATCGGTTCGTTGCTCTACCTCTGAGCTACCCTAGTATATCGGCACTGTAGGTTGGAATCGAACCAACGACCTTTTCCTCGGAATAAACGAATGCTCTGCCAAACTGAGCTACTACAGTATTATGGTGGCTTCGGTTGGTAACGCTCCAACGTCTACGGATTTTCAGTCCGTCACTAATCTACCTCAGTTACGAAGCCATTTGATTGCGGAGAAGGGAATCGAACCCTTTCATCGAGCTTATGAAGCTCAAGTCAAAACCGATTTGCTCCGCAATGATAATAAATTAAACCTTGTCGCTCATCCTTTTTCTACTCTTGCGACTTTGACAACGCTAATTGTCTACCATGTGATTTACAAGATTCCGCAAAGAATAGCGTACTCATAAACTCCACGCATGGATATGAAGGTTTAAAGAACTTGGTGACGACCTAGCTAGCTTAGCCTAGTATCACAAGTGTACCTATCTCACTTGTTTCTGTGTCCTTATTTCTACACTCTTTCGAGTGCTACCACAGCGTAGCCCCTAGTCACCGTAGGAGGTAGGTAAATCAACACAGGAAGGACGGTTAATCCTTCATTTCTCTATAGCTAACGGTCAACCTTTCCGTTGTCTGTGCTGATATCTATATCGGACACATTGATGGAGTGCAACCCAATCACTTTTCTAAGCCGTTTTGGAAGACGTATGAAAAATAATAAAACAGTAGTCTTAATCAGCATGGAGGAACTCGAATCCTCTTAACTCGCTTCACAGGCGAGTGCCTTAACCAGTTAGGCTACACACTGTAAGCTAGATTCGATGCGACAAAGTTACGCTGACCTTGTAGTTGGTTTTACGTCTATCACTTGGGATAATTCCCAGATAGACACCAACCTGCTCTTTTCGAATCTACTTTACAAAGTGTAGACAAATCTATCAATGTCTTATGGCTAAAGTGAAACTTTGTCACTGCTTTTTTGAGAGATTAGTCATTTGATAAAACTATCTTTTTATACATATAATTGCACACATACTCCATTCTGACATTAGTAATTTATTAGACTACCGTAGTGATGTGTTTTACAGCATTGAAATTAATTCGCAATTACATAATATAAGTGAGCAAAACCTTTATAAATCTCACTCCCAACTCTACCTAGAAGATACGAGGTAGCATTCCTCAGTATAATTCCTTACACGTTGATCTTCGAGCTGTTAAGTTGGTTTATTAACTCCGTTTCCGTACCTATGCTAACAGGTGGAGCGGTAATAACAGGGGTAGAAGGAATCGAACCTCTTGGAAATGGATTTGGAGTCCATCGGCTTACCTCTCGCCTTTAATCCTCTTACCCCCAAAATGTAGATATAATAGGAGCTTAGTTGCTTGGGTTCTATCTATTACAACAGTATCTATGCTTAAACTGTAACCTATTATATAATAGTCTTCGTCTTTTCTTTTCAGCCTAGAACACCAGTAAGGCTGTGTGGGTTTTGGAAGTCTCCACAGACTTTATCACGATGGTAGGATTCGAACCTACAACCTCTTGCATCCAAAGCAAGGCTTCTACCAAATTGAATTACATCGTGTTTATTTCATTGGCTTCGATAGGAGGGGTCGAACCTCCAAATAACGGCTTCAAAGACCGTTGACTTTACCAGTTTGTCTATCTCGAAATAATATGGCGACCTGTACGAGACTCAAACTCGCTTCTTTTCCGTGACAGGGAAGTGTAATATCCATATACGAACAAGCCATTTAAAATTATCAATTTTATCTTTGTTCTTCTATAGTGTCAAAGAAAATATGATATAAAAGAAACTTACTACCCATACTGTGTGCTACCTTCTAGCCTTTATCGATTATGACTAATATAAACATTTACTAGTTATCTATATTAATCATATTGCACAATGCTACTATTTAACTCCGTAGAGATACAGGATTTTACTGAGGTAGCTAGATTCGAACTAGCGATGGCTTCATTAACAGTGAAGTGCCTTACCACTTGGCTATACCCCAAAGATTTTCAAGACACTATATACCTAAGCACAAATTAAAAGTTTGTTGGTTTTATAATTGCTGTTAGTGTCTTTTACTTATAAATATATTATATCATTATTTATTACTCTTGTCAATACTTTTTGTTACATTATGCATTAATTTTTTCTTTAATCTTATTCTTAGCCAATACTGCTAAAGCATTTAGATCCGTTGCATTTGTATCGTATTCTTCTTTAGAAATTCTAATATATCCATTTAATACAACAGGCTCATTGTTATTAGTGTTGTGAGAATCAAATCTAACATTCACACTAGTAACTATATTATCATTATCATAGTTGAAATCAATATTTCTAACTTTTAAATCCATATTTAAAACCTCCTTCTACATTAATATTATCATGTTTAATTTAATTTTATAATTTGGAGCGGAATAGGGGAGTTGAACCCCTACTTTCTGATTGGAAGTCAGATGTCATGCCGTTAGACCAATCCCGCATTTGGCACGCCTAGCAGGAATCGAACCCACATTCACAGGGTAGAAACCTGTTTTCTTATCCGTTAGAAGATAGACGTATTATTTGGCGGAGCATACAGGTTTCGAACCTGTGAACCGAATTAACGATTGCTTGTTTAGCAAACAAGTTGTTTAAGCCACTCACACAATGCTCCATTAACTTATATTTGGTGGACACGGAGAATTACGATATCTCAACCTTTCCGTTATGAGCGGAATGCTCTTCCTTTGAGCTACATGTCCATTATGGAGGAGAGCAGGAGGATTGAACTCCTAGTACCTTTCGGTACGCCAGTTTTCAAGACTGGTTAGCACTCCCAATATGCAAGGCTCTCCATTATTAGAGCCGAAGGTAGGATTTGCACCTACAAAGCGGTATATCTACCGCACCAAATTTGAGGTATGGCGTGTCTGCTATTCCACCACTTCGACATATTACTAGACACGCAATTTGGGGGAATTGAACCGCCCTAACATAATCTCTGAATGATTGTGTATTTACCTTTTAGGTATTTGCTGTATGTGTCTATGGGTATAAAAGAAAGAAACAAACTTAAAACGCTGTTTACTTATCTTATGGTGATGCTCGATGACAGATTCGAACTGCCGTAAGCTGATTACAAGTCAGCCGTAATGCCACTATACGAATCGAGCTAGAACTCAAGACACTATTCTCTTATAAAGTCCTGTCTTAACCGCTTGACTACTCACCGAGATTCGGCAAGGTAGGATTCGAACCTACGCATAGGACTGCTCTTTTAAGGGTTTAAATAGCTGTTAGTGTCTTTATTGAATCTTCACTTTTAAGTTGTGAGAAACTGATGCCGAAGAGAGGATTTGAACCTCCATGTCTCAAGGACGGTGGCTTCTAAGACCACTGTGTATACCGTTCCACCACTTCGGCTTAATTACTTATAATACTATTATATCATAATTTGTTGCACTTGTCAACACTTTATTTTATATAATTTATTTGGTGAAGGTGATAGGATTCGAACCTACTAAGCAAAATGCAATGGATTTACAGTCCACCGTAACACTCCAACGTTACCGCACCAACATTTTAAGAAGAGCTGACTAGGCTCTTTAAACTAGACACAACATTTTATGCTACCGCTACACCACAAGGAGCAGTCAACCCCAAGGAGAGATTCGAACTCTCGCCACACTTTATCCATAAGTAGTTTTGTATGTAATTGCTGTAAGTGTCTATAATGACGAATAGGGGATTTGAACCCCTGCATGTCCGATAGAAAGTCGGATGGCTTAACCGCTTGCCTAATTCGCCTCAGTAAAAGCATCATGTCAGAATCGAACTGACGAATAACGGATTTGCAGTCCGTTCCCTTAACCACTTGGGTAATGATGCGTTGTTTAACTTATAATACTATTATATCATAATCTTTTGTGTTTGTCAACAACTTTTGTTACGATATTTTTAAAAGATTGCTCTTCTCAGTGACAGCCAAGAAGAGCTTTGATAAAACTTTGAATAATAAATCGAATTTCTTAACCTGTATACTTAGTATATCATAAACATTTATACTTGTCAACAGTTTTTATTACATTAAGAAAAATTAACATTCTTTAGCATTCCAAAAGCTAGTGCGTGTACTATTCTATGGAAATCAGCCTCACCAGTATCTCCTTGATTCTCATCAATAATTGCTATGCGTGCCACTTTAGGAATGCCATTGCCACTAGTAGTCTGAATACTGTCAATCCAATCTACAGTACTTTGATCTCCTGTAACCGCCAATGTATAAAGATATTCTCTTACATCAGCTCCGTATGGAGACAAGCCAAACTCTTTCCATTTTTGCGGAATATAATCAAGAATATCGTACACTGTTTTGAATCCCTTATTAATAAGCTCTGCTTCTGTCTGTAATATTGACGAAGGTCTTGATTCAATTGGAGCGTGAGTAGTTCCGTGAGCCATAAGAGTTAATCCTAATGCGTGCCATGATAAATACCCTGTATCAACATAGACACGTTTTGTAGCATCGTTTACCGCATCGCCTGCACCAATATAAGACAGTCTGCCTTTTGTAGAATCTCCAAAACCAAAAAACTTAATATAGTTACCCATATTTGAAATGTCATTTCTATAAGGATACGTTGCAGGCAAGCCATCATGGAAGAATAATGAATCTAGTGCAAACGCACCTCCATTTAAAGCTAAAGAGTTTAAAGCAATTACACCTCTATTTGGCAATCCGACATCAGCTATCATATTTTCGACATTGTAACGTACAGTCTTTCCGTTCTTATTAGTCTGACTATTATACGCACTAACACACCAAGCTTTTGTACTATTGTAAAGATATTCTATCTGACTCTTTCTAGTCTCCGTTAAATAATCCATATTAAACTTCTTAACCATAATTGATGCTTGAAAAATAATGGGAGTTCCTGGATGATTATACACATCTTTGTATTTCGCTTCATCGGTTGAAACCTTACTATTAAGATATCCAATAGCTTTATTCAACTCTGACAATGCTTTGTTATAGGTGTCTGTATCATTAGCATCTTTAGCCTTGTTAGTTAATACGCTTAAAAAGATAATATCTACCGCTAATTTAAAATCGTTAGCCGTGGAGTGAGATTCTTTAAGTCTTGAATTTTGTACATGGTTCTTTCCTATATATACATCGTTTAATATAATCTTAGAAACCTCATAAGATGTTGTCATAAATTCTATCCCCTTTGTGATTTATTAAAATAAGAGAAGACCGCTAAGTCTTCTCTTTGAATTTCTACATCGCATCAACCAAATCAGCTAATCTAGAGCGATATACATTTTGAAGTTCGATCTCAGCGTATAAATCAATGCCTCTAAGCACCTCAGACATTCTCTTCATACCATTATTATTTGCGTATACTTGTTTGTCAATTTGTAAATGAAAATCTCCATCTACGATAACTTTAGTATTTTCGCCAATACGTTGTAAGCCTAATTTAAGTAGCTCAGAAGTTAAGTTCTGTGCTTCTAGAATCCAAACCACAACTTTATTATCGCCAGTATCATATCCACGTAAATCTGCGAATGGATGTATCTCTAATTTGCCTTCTTCCATTTGCTCCATAATAGTAAACTCGTCACCAAACTTAGAGATAAGAGTAGCTCCTACAGAAGATTGAAGCAACTTAGTAAGTCTGTCACCTTTGTAATATCCTAGCTCTGTAGCATCTTGTGTATTTACAGGGTTTACAAACACTACCAACTTATATCCTTCTTTTTCTACTAACTGCCATGATGTGTGTAGGGCTATAAGAGATTTACCGCTACCTGCACGACCTCTTACAGAAGTAACTTGGTTTTTCAGAATACTATCGATGGTCATAGCTTGATACTCATCTTTAGGGACTAGCTTGCCGAATCGTGGAGTTTGAATTTCTGTACCCAAAGTTCCTTTTTCATTAACAATAGTTTCGATCTTATCGCCATCCCAACGAATAACATCTAGCAATTCTCCAT